TAGAAGCCATCATATTCTTTTTGAATGTATCTAAAAAGTCTGTATTGACTTTACGTTTATCTAAACCTTCATCAATAACTTTATAGATATCTTCTATCAGTGTATCTATTTTTTTATTCATAATAATTCCTTATAAAAAATCCCACCAACCACAACCCACTTCAGCATTTAGCTTAATCTAGAAAGGAATTTCATCATCCAAGTTATCACCTGACTTGTAACCATTAGGCACAACATCAAAGTCCTCGCCCTCTGTATACTCTACAAGGTTAGTAACCTGAACTGCCTGAAGGTCTGCACCAATGCCTGACTTTCCTGCGTAGCTCCATTCATAAGTTTTATAAAGAACATTAACGTCAGAACCATTGCCAATTAATGTTCCTTTGATATCTCTCTTTTCAGAGTCTTTCAAAGAAGGTGGATTATTTTGATTACCACTCTTAGAAGTTACCTTCCTTTTGATAGTAACAAAGTCTCCTCTCTCATCATCTTTATTCTTAACTGCAAGACCTGAGTCGATAGCCTTCTCTTTATTAGCACCATCTAGTGCTAAGTCAATAGTCCAAACAGGTTCAAACGTAGTGTTTGGATTAGATATAGATGCCCAATAGGCTTTACCATTTAATACTGGCATTTTATTTTCTCCTTAGTTTTGTTAGTGCAATCTTAGTTGCTATTAAAATATAATGAATTATACTACATAACAATTAGTCTGTCAACACTTAATGTGTCTCATACCAATTTTTTCCAATTTTATATTCACTATCCAATGGACATTGAACATCCAGTTCTTTCTGTGCAAGTTTCATAGCTTGTTGAGTTAGGTCTCCAAACCTTTCAGCTTGGTCTCTACGAACTTCAAATTGGTATTCGTCATGTATAGATGCAACAAGGCTATAGTCGAACCCCTGTTGCACCTTTAAAGTTATTTGTCGTAACCATTCCTTACAAATGATTGCACCTGCTCCTTGTAAGAGTAGGTTCATTGATGCATGAAACTGCCTGACCTTTAGTAGTCTACCATCAATACCTCTTATCTGTCCTCTCTTTGCAACTCTGTCAACCTTATCACGCAAGGTTTTAAGAGATGGCATATTGGACATAAACTTATTGATAATCTTCTTACCTTCAGTCTTACCACCACCAACTATCTGACCTATTTTATCAGGACCTGCTCCATAGATTAGAGCATAGATAAAAGTCTTAGCTTGGTCTCTAGTCTTGAGACCTGCAGCCTTCTGGTTGGCAGTATGTATATCACCTTCAACTACTTCCTTTGTAAATTTGGAATCGCCCATGTAGTGGGCAAGGCAACGAAGTTCTAGACTAGATGCATCACAACCTAGTAATACGTAATTACTATTGGTAGGTATCCAAACTGACCTACACTCCTTTCCATAGGGAGAATAGGAAGCAGGAACTTGAGCCATGTTTGGAGAGTTGTGAGCCATTCTGCCACTGATTGCTTTCAATGTCATAACTCTACCATGCACCTTGCCATCTTCTTGGACTACTTCTATCCAAGACTTAATCTGAGAAACTCTCTTCTGCAATAGAAGATAATGAGCAATCTGTTGTGCTTCAGGAATATCTTTAATCCTTTTTAGTGTTCCTTCATCAACAATAGGATGCCCTGTAGGTGTAAGGTTCTCAGGCTTCCAACCTTTCTCTATCAATCTCTTTGAGATTTGTTGTCTAGAGTTAGGATTGAACTCTTCCACACTATCATCTAGTCTCTTACCTGTCTTCTCTGAGTATCTTTCAGTAATGATAGGTGGGAATATTTCTTGTAAATCTTTTACTATCTTATCTGCTTCTTCTTCAAGCTTTGAACATAACTTATCTGCTTGTTCTATATCTAACTTAAAACCATTTTCTTCTTGCTTATTTACTATTGCTCTTACCTGATGTTCAAGAAGCATAGACTTCTTTGAATACTTTTTTAGTGTAGGTAGTAAGTGTCTATATAATTTATGTGTTAACTGAACATCCTTGATACAATACTCTAACATCTCTTCATTGAAATGAGAAAAGTCATTATAGTCTAGCTTTCCAAATCCCAACCTCTCTCCCCATGCCTTGAGTGAATGTCCACCTTCTAACACAGGGTCAGAGAGTTGTGAAAGGATAAGAGTGTCTCTGACTTGAGATAGTTTTATCTTGCTACCTGTCAGTCTATTGAGTATTGGAGCATCAAAAGATATCCCATTATGCATAATAAATATATCCACAGACTCACTCCACTTAGCAAAGTCCTTCAATGTATCTCCATGCCATGACAGGATATCTCCTGTGTCAATATCTTTGGCAACAATACAATGAATGACACTTGCCTGTATGTCATCAGTTTCAATATCTACTACAAATTTTATCATAAAAAGTCCTCTACATCTGTTTGTTTATCTGAGTCAAAGGGATTTTCTATTTCTGTTAATCGCCCTGAGTCTTTGTTATATAAGAGGTAAGCAGAAACACCTGTCTCACCTGCATATCTATTCTTTAGTACCCTGACAGTTGTTGTATTAGCTACTGTAGGGTCTTCTGCTTGTTGGTCTCTCTCTAGTGCAATGACTGCATCTGATATCTGTGCAATAGAATGAGAACCTCTAAGCATTGATAAAGATATTTCTTTACCTTGCTCTTGACCTTTATCACCACTTGCTCTTCTCAAGTGAGACACAAGTAGCATTGCACATCTAGTTTCTTCTACTAGTGAACGTAGCTTAGTCATAAGTTGGTCAATGTTTCTTCTCTCATCTTCACCTTCAATACCTGAAACAAGAATTGATAGATGGTCAATAAGAATATACTTACAGTCTAGTGCCTTGACCATGTATCTAACTCTGTTCAGTATCTCATCAGTTGTAATACTACCAAAGTGGTCGAAGCCATAGAACCTTCTAGTACCAATAGTCTTTTTCTCAAACTCTTGTAACTGCTCTAGTGTATAGTTCTTCTGTACCTCTTTGATATACAGTCTGTCATTAGCTTCTACTGACATGATATGTAGCATAGTTCTAGTGATATTTTCCTCTAAGGAAAACACACCAATGTTATGCTCTGTATTAGTAAGTAAGTGATGCATAAGTTCTCTCATCAAGGATGACTTACCTGCTCCTGTACCTGCAGTAAAGGTAACAAGTTCGCCTGTCCTGATACCATACAACTTCTCATTGAGTCCTGCATAAGGATACAAACAAGTCTCTGTATCATCCTCTGCATATATCCTAGAGGATATGTCTGCAAGGTTATGAATACCTGCAGGAGTGTAAGGCTTTGCGTTCCAAAAGTCTTGAGTGAACTCTTGCTTCTTACCTTTCATAAGATACTCATTAGCATCCTTGTATCTCATGTCCATGATGAGACACTTGTTAGGCTCGAATATTTGAGCAACCTTGATTGCAGCTTTCTTNCCATGCTCATCATTATCAAAGCATAATACAACCTTGTCAAACTTATTGATGTAGTCATAGTTTGCCTTGATATCTTTGAGTGCAGACTGACAACCATTCTTTATTGAAATACTTGCCCACTTAGAACCTTGAAGTTCATAGGCAGACATTGCATCAATCTCGCCTTCACATATAGTAAGATACTTACCACCTTGAGGAAACTTGTTCTGTCCAAACATAACTGCTCTAGGTAGGTTGCCTTCTGCAGAGAAACCTTTGTTAGCTACAAGTCTTATCTTGTTACCTATGTGACTATTATTAATGTCATAATAAGGATATATATGCTTAACCACATTACTATTTCTATCGTGTAATACTTGGACATTATAAAAGTTTGCAGTCTCTTTCTTGATTCCTCTATCAGGTATCCCATCTACCACTCCACTACTAAAATTTTGATGATTGCTATTTATAGATATAGGCTTATGTACTTGTTCCATATCTTCTCCTTTTGAATAAGTTCTACATGAAAAGCAGAACTTAGTTCCACCTTCATATAATACATTTGCATCAGATGAACCACACCTGTCACAACTACCTTTCTTAATTACCTTTGATTCTCCCATATCATTCCTTCCACTTTGTTAATATCTTTGCAATAGTTTCCATTGCACTTCTCTTAATAGAGTAGAACTTGTTATCTATCTTTCCATCTTTTGCAACTATACATTCATACAAGTCTTTGTCTGCATCATATGATATCACACATTCAACTTGTTGTCCATCTACAAAATTATTAAACTCTTTTTTTTCACTCATCTTCATACTCCTGTTTTATTATTTCATTTATAAATTCAGTATCACTTTCAATCTTGTCTGCGACTTCATGTCTAGCATACTTCTTTGCTTCTTGAGGTGTATATCCTTCTTGGAGCAACTCCTCATATATTTCCTTGAATAATTTTTTCTTGTCATTATCCCATAGATTAGCCATGATACTCTCTACTAATCTTTATATCTATCTTTGATGGTAGATATTAATTTATTAAGATACCATTGTGCCTTCTCTAAATCTTCTACTCCATTCTTATACTTGTATCTCCACAAGTATTTCATAATGTTTCCCTGAAGATAATAGTCAAAGCCTTCATTAGTCATTGCTTCTATTGCATCAATAGTTTCTATACCTGATTTATTATAATGAATAGGATGGTTTACCACATCCTCAAGTTCTTTGTTTATTGTTAACTTTCCTTTGCCTGTTAGGTATTCAGGAACATTTGCTTCTTCATCCATTCTTTTTTTCTCCTGCTTTATTTTCCATAAAATCCAATCGTAGTATCCTTTAGGTTCTTTGTCCATGATACCACCTACGAGTAAGTTATTTTTCTAACTACATCCACAACTGAATCTAGTTCTTCTTTGTACGTAGGTTTCTTCATCATTTCCATTTTATCTAAGGCTTCCATTTCATTACTAGCACTAACTACATAGGTATTTTTTATTACCTCTATAACAGATACTTCCCACCTGTTACGTAGCAGTCTATATCTTTTCCCCTTCAGAACTTTTTTAATCATACCACGAATCCTTATTTTTGTAAAGATAATTATAAATAAACTGATTTATTCTTTTCATCAAAGAATTTATTTAGTATCTCATGCTTATCCCATGCACTAGCTAAACTCTCTAATTCCTTATCAATAGATTCAATGATATCATTATGTTCGCCTATCCCTGCAGGGTTATTTAGATACACACTTACATTAGCTTTATGCTTTGCCATCATACCTACATAATAAGTTTTTAAATTGCTTATCATTGTCTGTCTATTATTATTTTTTTCTTCACTCATTTTATTCTCCTTTAAATGTTTTAATTACATCAGATGAAAATAACTTCTGCAAGTTTAGTAGATACATTCTACTTGCATTATGGTCTCCACCTGACACACTCTTTTTGTAGTCCAAGTTATCAATAATCTTACGTAAGCTATTGATATCAAAGACTAAAGTACAGAACACTTCCTTGCCTATACATAAATTATGAAACCAATAATCTGCTTCAGTAGTTTGAATACCACTTGGCTTTCCATATGACTGATACTCTATGGCAATGTTGCCTGTCTTCTGCCATATGTCTCTCTCAGATTTGACTTCAATCTTTTTATCCTGCAACATTTCTGCCACAAGTTTTTCCCTTACCTTACCATACTTCAAGTCCATATCAAACTTTTTTCTGTTAGGTTTACTAGGTTCTAAGTTGTCCATTTTTTTCCTTTCTTTTATATGAACCTTTACCTTTCTTAGGTGGAACTACTTGAGTTCTTTTTCTAAGATAGGCAAAAGCTTTTGCAATAGGATTTACTTTAGCTATCTTCATTATGAAACCATAACTGC